AGAGCTTCTAATCCTGATACTTACAATAGAGATAATTATGTTGATGGAGCTGCATATTTTTCCATGACCAATGCACTACTAATGAAAAAAAATGGTGATTTATGAATACAGATTTAATTGAAAAAATATTGCGTAAAAAATATGGATGGGATCATTACCCATTACCAATTATTCGAATTCCAAAACAAATTACAAAAAAAGTTGTGCAGCTAATTGAATACAAAAAGAAAAAGGTTAAAGCATGACTCCAAGACAAAGTGAAATATTGCAATTTGTAAATAACTTTTGGGTTAAAAATAATTATTCACCTTCATTAGAAGAAATAAGACAAGGATTAAATATTAAATCTCTTACAAGTGTTGCACAATGTTGTAACAGTTTGCAACAACGAGGTTACATAACGAAGTTTAAACACGCAAGAAGAAGTATTGAAATTACAGATAAGGGGAGGATGTAATGACAAAAAAATATTCGCACATGACTATTGAGCCAAGTAAATTTAATGAAGGAGAGTTTGTTGTTTACAAATGGAGTAAGTTTCCAAAGAGTAGTGTACTAGCTGGTCAGGATCAAAAAATTTATGTTGATAGTTTTGCATCAGAAGAAGCTGCACAAAAAGAATTTCCTAAAGCAATACCTTCAGCTCCATACAATCCAAATAATGTTACGCATTTACCAGATGAAGAAATGAGTGCGTATGATGAAGAACAATATTTCTTTGGTAATGATAGTTAATGCTTAAAATAGAAAAAAATATACCTGTGCAACCAAAACGAGAAAGTAATAATACAAAAGTTGTAAGAGAAATGAGTTTTGGGGATAGTGTATTTTTTCCAAGAGATAAATTTATTTATAAACACAATGCTGTTAGATGGCTTCCACAGAATGTAGATAGTTTTATAAAAATATTACAGAAAAGAGCTAAAAAAATAAATGGCAAAGTTATTTCACGCAGAATAAAAGATGAAAACAACAATTTAAGTGGATTTAGGGTTTGGTTACTAGATAAAGATGCCTAAACAAGATCCTGAAGAACAAATTAAAGAATTAAAAACTAATTTAAAATTTATCAGCAAACAATTAGAAAAGGCATACGATAAGAATAGTAAACTTCGTGTTGAAAATATTGAATTAAAAAACAAATTAAAATCTATCATTCCAACAAGTGTAAGTGAATCCAAGATATAGTTATTTTGAGAAGGGAAATCCATTTAATGAATGGCATAGAACAATAGATAATTTAGCTGCTGTTGATATAGATTTAGTTGAAGTATGCAGTAAATGTTATCAACCATTATTACTGATCGAACACGCATACGATAAAGGTCAAACATACAAAAATTGTACGGCAACAATGAAGTTGGCTAGGCAAAGCAAAATTCCTGCAATGCTAATTTTTTATAAAGATATGAAAACTTTTAGAGTGAAAAAACTTTATCCAACGATGGAAAATGAGAGAACAGTACAAGCATCAACATTAGTTAGATATTTACGAAAACTACACAATTTACACAATTGCATATAAAAAAATAGTTGATTTTAGACTTCTTGTTATCATAAGAATAATAAGTGATTAATGAAGGAGGATTTAATGAGTACCTTTGATATTACTTTAGAAAATGCACTAGGTTTTTCTAAAAAATCAAAAGATATTACCATAGATGATCTGCTTAATAGATTAGATAAAATATCTATAATAAGTGATGGTAATATCGAATATCCATACAAGGATATGAAAAGAGAAAATAAGATCGTTCAATTGTTGGTAATTATTGATAATTATGTCCAAAAAGAAACCCAATAATGAACAATTAATACAGTTGGCTCGTGATATACGAGCTAACAAAGTATTTACTTCTTGGCAAATTAAAGACAAATCTTACCTACCAAGTATTTTTATGCCGTTGATGTTTGTTGGAAAGTCTGCATTCAATAATGGATTGTTTTACGAATATCTTGATAGCAGGGATATGTCGCCACGCACAATAAGTGGTTATCCCATATTTGGAAGTGTAAGAGCTTTAAATAAGAAGGATAGTAGTAAATTATGGGATATTCTGCAAAAACTTAACAAAAACGAAGAAGATTTTGTAAAAACATTGCCAGAATACCCCTAATTTTGCAAAGATAGGAGGAGGTCTGTATGATTAGACCTCCCAATATTAAAAGCTTATCTATGATTCAAAAATTAGCTGTTAAGTGTATTAAATAGCTTTGAAGCATGATTACTAGCATTTTTATCAGTATGAGTAACATAAATGTCTTGTGTAGCATCGTTGCTATGACCAAGACGCAATTTTACTTCATCACGACTAGCACCAATCTTGCGCATTTCAGTTGAAACAAATCGTCTAAATACTTTTGTTTCTCTTTGTGTACTACCAGCTCTTTTACAAGCAGCAATAAATGTATCTTGTGATACTGTATAAGAACAGCCAAACAGTTCACCATTCTTTTTAATATCTGCATTAACAATGTAATCATCAATCATTTTAGTAAATTTAGAAGCAATAGGCACTATTCTTTCACCCATATCTGCTTCATCTGATCGTAAATGACCTGATTTTGTAAGACTAACTTTACCAGTTTTAATTGATTTAGATTTATTAATAAGAATTTTATTATTATCAAAATCAATATCTGCGTGTGTTAGTGCAGCTATTTCACCCCATCTAGCACCAGTATATGCTTGTATAAGCAATAAGAATGCAGATTGAGAATTATATTTATCGTAAGACCAATGAATTTGTTTAAGAATTCTTTTCATCTCTTTAGGATCAATAGATTTTTTTCCTGAAGAAGAATAGGTTGGTCTATCTTGTTTAAAGGCATGAGTAGGAGAGAATTCAATAATATCTAATTGCTCCGCCTTTAACATAATCATATTGAATACAGAATATATACGATATGCCTGTGATTCAGTTTGATCAGTATTTAGTTTTTTAATTAAATTATTTACCCATTTTTTATTAATTGAATGGATATTTGTTTCTTGGGGTACAATTTTAAAAAGAGCATTTGCATACTCTTGATACCTGTTCATTGTATCCCTAGAAATAGTTTTTTTCTTTTTAGGATTTCGTTCTTTTTGAATAACTTTAACATTCCAATCATCCCATAAATCATCATACACTTTAACAAGTGGATATGATCTAGTTTGAGTGATAGGAGTTAATGACTTGTCATCGTTACGAACAAAGTCCATAGCTTTAGCAACAGCTTCAGCTTTTTTAACATGGTAAAAACTTTTAAGTTTTGGTCTGCCGTCAAAATAATATTCACCTGACGGAACAGTAACGCACCACTTAATATCACCACGAATTTTTACTTTATGCGATTTCATAACTACTCCATGTAAACGAAATAAATTAATTTTTATTCCACTTAATATGACGGAATTTTTATCATTTTGTCATGTAATTGTCATGTAAATATATCATGTAAGGGATATTCAAGTGCTATGCAAATACCATGAAAATAGCAGAAAACAGGGAAAAAAGTGTTAGTTTTATTGTGTATAAATCGGTGCTTTCAACCGCAATAAATGTTAGTTTTTGGGGAAATTTTAGGGTGTCATGTGAAAGTCATGTAATTACATGACATTTGTGGCGGAGAGTGTGAGATTCGAACTCACGATGGACTTGCATCCATGTCGGTTTTCAAGACCGATGCATTCAACCACTCTGCCAACTCTCCTTAATACGAGGAGAGTATTATCATAATTATATATTTGTAGAAGCAATAAATTGACAAGAGAATGCAGCAGCCACATCTTTGTCTTTAAATGGCTGATCCACTCTTTCTACGATCTTATCAACTAGCTGATTGCAGGTTTCCCAATCCTCAATCTCTCTGCCTATTTGTGCATTATAGAAGCACAGATTGGTATTAGGTTGAATGTTCAGGAAACATACAACAGCTACAATTTTAAACATTATTTTTTCTTTTTGCCTTTTTTGGTAACTTTTTTAGCTTTAACCATTTTGCCAAACATCATTTTACCATCTTTTTTCTTACTTCTTTTCTTCATTCCTCTTGCCATGAATATCTCCGTATTGTTGTCTTACGAGTACAGTATCTGCATAATAATCATTTGACCAATGCTCGTAGTAGTTTGTTTTTCTTAAAGATGAACTGCCATCTTCAAGCTTTTGATAGCTCTGTATCAAAACCATATAAAAATCATTGTCTGGCTCAAAATCTTCGCTTTCCAAAAAATCTATTTCTTCATCGTCAGGATAACTGGCAATTAAGTAAACATCTTTCCTTACAAAGACTTTATTAAGAGCATGAACATAATCGTTTAATTCATCTGCTGTAATGCACATATCGGCACAAGCCACAATTTCGACATCATGTGTTCCAAAATTGATGCATTGATCAACTAGAGTATTGAGAAAATCTTTTGATTCTTTCACCTCTATAATTTTAAGTTTATTTTCCTCACGAGTTTTTTTAGCAAACGGACATACTGGTAAATTACCAAGATTAACATTTGGCTTTTCAATAAACTCTTTAGACCAAGTTAATATATCCTGCGTTATTGTTCGCTTCACCTAAATCGTCTTGTTTTCTTAGCAATGCGTTTTGGTTGTTTTGAGTGTTGTTTTCCTCGCTTCATATCTCTGCGCTTAGCTCTTGTAGTAGAAGCATATTCGGAAGCTGTCATGGATTTAATTGCCTTTTCAGGTAAATATCGTTCACCAGTTTTAGAACTTGGCTTCCCAGACTTTGTTCTCCATTTTTGCTTAGTCCAATTTTTAAGACTTCTTTGACTTTTTTTTAGAGCCATTCTTTTTTTTCTTTCCTAATTTTTTTAAATCTGCTGCTGTAATCTTTCCATAAGGAGCTGCTACATCAATTCTTTTTTGTTTCTTTGTTAATCTTCTAGGCATTAGTTTTTATATCCTCCACCTGCTTTTTTATAAGCCACCGCTAACATTTGCGCTTTTCTTCCAGACCATTGATTTTTTTTCCCACCCTTTGTTCCTGCTTTTATTTTATTAAATAATCTTTTTCTAAGTGTAGGTTTTGTATAATTACCTGCTTCATTAACTCTTGATTTAGTTTTCTTTTTCATATCCACTCATCTTGTTTGTACGGAGAATGTTTACAATCAAAACACATCCACTTATCACCAATGCCAAGAACAAGATTAATTGGATCGCATTCTTTACATTGACGATTTGTTTTTTTTATATCCATCATTTTTTCACCATTAGATAATTCTAAAGGTTTTTTATCAGGAAATAACTCGTAGTATTGTTCAGCTCTTTTTCTTCGCTTTATTTCGCTTGGAGATAGCTTTGGCTTTTTTTCTGGCATCTGCTGAACTAGAAGCTCCCCATTTGCGTAAGCTCAACAACTTACGGCTAGGAACTTTTTTTCCATCCTTCATTACATAGTCTGCACCTTTACTTGCACCCATTCTTGCTAGGAAACTTGCTCGTCTAGGATTATCACCAGACTTAACAGGTGGTTTTAAGTTCAGTCCTTCAGTTCTTTTAAAGAATTTACGACCTGCTGCTGTTAAACCACCAGTTTTACTTTTATGTTCTTTTCTCATCTTTTGAAAAATTTAGTTGCACCCTTGATGCCGTAACTTGCTGATACTATCGCACCCCAAGTCCAAAAATACCAATCAGGTACATTATTTTTTAAAGCATTAAAACCTGACTCAACATAAATTTGCAAAGGTGGAATCCAAATCATTATCATTGGAATACTCCATAAAAGCAAAATCCATTCATCTTTCCAAGAATCTTTTGATCCTTTTATCGCTTCAATATCCCAATCCATTTCTCCTTTAATTTGTTTTTCCATTAAAGAAGTTTTGGCTTTTATTTCTGTTACCTTCTGCTGTGCCTTTGCTTTTTTAGTTTCTGCAAAACCTTTAACTCCGTCTGCAACCACACCTAACAATGGTTTTGCTAATAGCTGCCACATATTAGAATATGCTGTTTAAAATTATTAAAATAATAATCACTCCAACTCCCATAAGGAATAGTTGTACTGATCTTTTTAATCCTGTCCAAAAATCTACAAATTTAGTCCACATATTATTTTCCTCTCATTACATCCGCTAGTGCTTTTGCACGATTGGGTGTTTGTTGATGCCAACGACTTGATAATAATTCATCGGCACATTTATCCCACGCATGATCTTTTGCATGAGCTAAAGCATTTTTAAATTTTGAAACTCCATTAACTCCAAGCTGGAAACACATTTCCACGAACACACCAAACTTTTCATCTGGTAAATTCATATCTTGGCACAATCTTGTTGCGCCTTCTAATGCAGTTTTAAAATCCTTTTCATATATCTCCATAATAAAATCATCGTCATACTCTTTGTTTGGATCAATATTATCATTAGCCGTAACTAAATGACCAATGCCAAAAGTTAATTTACCTAATGAGTCTGCATAACATTTATTTATTTTTCCTTCGTGTAAAATTATGCGTTGTTTTAATTCATCAATGAAGTTCGAATTTGTTTTTTCCATAATAATATAATATTTTTACACCTAATTTTTTTTGTTCAGGTGTAATTCTCCTGTTAATTCGTTTCCCTTTTTGTTTTCCTGTCAATCGGATGGAAACTGTTTTTACATCTATAAGTAGCACTTCTTTTTTCTTGGAATGAACGGCAATTAAATCAATAGGGGTTGTTACACTTAATCGAAAGTAAACATAATAACCCTTGTCTGATAAATATTTGGCAGCAGCTAATTCAGAAGAAGTACCCTTCTGGTGTTTTTTATTCAAACCAATAAATTTCTAACTAATAAAATAAGATTGGTGAACACAGCAAATCCAACTGTCCAAATAATCATTTGAATATTTTTTATTGATTTCTCAATATGAAAAAGATGATTTGATTTAATAACACTTATATCTTTTTTAATTAATGCGATCTCTTTATCTAATTTATTAATTAAATCTTTATTTGTTTGTGCCGTTGTTTTAGCCATATTAATCCTTCTTTTTAATGCCTTCGCATTTTTGTCTTACATCCTTGAATTCATCTGGTAATTCTAAATCTTGATACCTGCCACAAAGTTTAAGCAGCTCTAGTTGTTGTTTAAGTCTTTCGTTTTCTAAAGTAAGGTTAATTGACTCTTTTGTGCAAGTAGATTGTAATGGATAAGTAAATCGTATGCCTACTTTACCACTATCAGAAAAATAATCGGAACTACTACTCATCCGTTGATCATAGTCTTGACGATCAAACTCTGTGTAAAATTCTATTCTACCTCTTTCACAATTTGTATAACTGTTGAGATATTCATTCACTGCTTGTGATTGACTTGAAATACCAGATACGATGAGTACAAGACTCAATCCTAGAAATAATATTCGCATTAATATCCACCGCTTAACTGTCTTTCTAAGTCTTTCATATCGTACTTAAATTGTTGTATGTCGTTTTGATTAGATCGTACTATTTCTTCCATAGCTCGTAACTCAGAATGACTTGCTGTTTCATACAAAAGTTTTTCCATCGCTTGACCTTTTGCTTCGATACGACCAATCCAAGTTGTAAGCTCTGATATTTCTTTTACTAGTTCTTCTCTAGCTTCTGTATAATTTTTAGAATTTCGATTTGTTTTATCTCCGTATATTTCATGGATGCTTTCTATATCTTTTACTAGCAGCATGATTTGATCAGTAGAGTCATCAATTTGTGTTGTAAGTTTATTTATATAATTTAAACTTCCGTAAGCTCCTGCTAGGATAGATAAAACAACAGGTATTGATGCAATGTATTTTAACATTATTTTCTTTCAATAATTTTGTAAATTTTTAATTCACCTTCACTATCAGGTCTTAATTCTGCTTCTACTAAACCGCATTCATAACGAATAACATTAGTTCTATTTTCTGATAAATTTCTCTCGCTTTCCCTTTTAATTTTTAAGCAATGAGATAAACCATCTGTTTTCATAAAACCATCCATTGAGCCATTTACAATCATCATCATTGCAAATACTGTATCAATCACTCCCATTGTTTCTTACCTTATCTTTTAATTCTTCAACATCTGTTTGCAGCTTTGATACCTGCTTTTGTAAAAACTCGATGTTAATATTATTGGATTCAATAAATTGTATTTCTTCTTCTATTGTTTCAAATTGACCTGATAAGAATTCCAACAACATATATTGTTCGTTGTCTATTGGCTTTTGATCAGCAGCTTTTAACAAGTCTGCTTCAAACAAAGTTGCTCTTGTTTCTATATTATTTAATCGTTCAATGATGCCAAAGTAAGCATAAACTCCAATTGCTGTTGCTCCGAGTATGCTTAATAAATTCCGAAGTGGCATTGAAATACCTGTGTTGTCTGAAATCTTCATTTACCACAAGTACACATTTCTTCGTTGCCACCGCAATCTTCACATTTAGGATTTAGCATCTTCAATATCCTGTAATCTTTTTTGTTCTGCTTTTATATCTTCTAAAGAAATTGGTGTCGTACCCTCTAACCAAGTTATATCTTCGTGATTTTGTAAATAAATTGCGTTTGGATTTAAAGATAAAATAGCTGTTCCAAGTTTTATTACATTACCCATTTACAACCTCCATT